ACATGTCATTGCCTAAAGTGTGGAAAGCAGCAACGCTAGACGCAATGAACGTAGACCCAGTACTCGCAAGCCCAGCGGCTACAACGACAGCATATCAGATAAGTGTACGTGATGGTGTTGAGCAAGACGCAAAGGGTAACTGGGTAGAGAAGTATGTAGCTAAAGACATGTATGCTGACACGACTGATGAAGATGGCAAGAAGACCACCAAAGCAGAGCATGAGGCGGCATATCAGGCAACGCTAGACGCAAAGACAGCCGAAGGCCACAGAATTAAACGCAACAAACTTTTAGATGATACTGATTGGACGCAGATGAATGACAGCCCATTAAGCAATGAGGACAAGACCGCTTGGGCTACGTACAGAAATGAGCTAAGAAACTTGCCAGATGATGATGCTTGGCCAAATTTGTCGGATGAGGATTGGCCAGTTTCCCCATAAGGAGTAAGCAATGTTAGGCTTTGGCGCAATAGCAGCAGCAGCACTGGCCGATGACGTTGGTGTTCAAGAATACGAAATAACTGCTGATGCTGGTAGCTTTGCATTAACTGGGCAAGCTGTATCATTCACTATTACTAGATCTGCTAATGCTGGTAGCTTTACCCTAACAGGGCAGACAAGTGATGTAGCTGCAATTAGACCGCTTACTGCTGGCACTGGGTCATTTACACTTACAGGCCAAGCTTCTGACTTGCCGCAAGGATATTCTTTAGTAGCGCCACAAGGTACATACATTGTAACAGCGCAAGGCATAAACAACCAATACAGCAAGGTTGCTGGTGTTGGAACATTTGGCTTATCTGGTCAACCATTCGGAATAAATAAGAAATTAGAGGCTGGCCATGTATCATATTCAGTTACTGGTCAGGATGCAGTATTTGGCGTGAAAATAGCTGGTGGTGCTGAAGCATTTGCCTTAACTGGTCAAAACATAGCCAACAGCGTAAATAGAAGCACGGGTACAGGCTCTTTTACATTAACTGGCCAAGATATAGGTATTTTCCCAACTGTATTCCTAGAGGCTGATAACGGCTCTTATACGCTAACTGGTCAGGCTGTCGAATTTAACCGTGGTTACGCACTGATTTCTGATGCTGGATCATTTACCTACACTTTCCAAGATATAGACATAGCTACGAATAAAACAGCGAATAATGGAACTTATACGCTTACTGGCCAAGACGTAGGATTATTTATTAATAATGCTTTAGTTGGTGGTGCTGGTTCATTTACGCTTACTGGTCAAGCCAATAATTTTGATCTTGCAGAAGGTATTTTTGGTGATGTCGGTAGGTTTGTATTAGGTGTTGAAGATGCTGCAATTAAAGTAACAAATAGATTACTTGGCGGCACTGGTACATTTACGGTGACTGGTCAAGCAAACGCATTTATTGAAACACAAGTTATAACGGCTGATGTTGGCACATTCACATTTACGGGTGAAGATGCTATATTAGACCCAACTATTAGTATTGCCCCACAAGCTGGCATATTTACATTAACGGGATTTGCCGCTGGTATTGCAAATACAATAGACGTAAACGTACCAAATGCGTTTGTATTAACTGGTCAGGATGCTATATTGAGTGCTGGCCGTGCTAGGCGGTTTGAATATGCTGGCGTTGCAAATGCAGCGGAACTATCGCAAGATCAACCAAATGATGCTATACTAGTCCAAGAAATAAACGAGGCCGCATAATGAGTTTTCATATTAAGCAAAATGACACTACTCCATCTTTACGGGCTGCACTTAAAAACGGTGATGGTGATGCTGTAGATTTAACAAATGCAACTTGCCGATTTCATATGAGGGAAATAGGTAAAACTGCAATCACAGTTGATGCGGCAGCACAGATAGTCACCGAGGCTACTGGAATAGTTCAATATAACTGGGTGGCGGTTGATACTGATACAGTGGGTTCATATCAAGGTGAATTTGAGGTAACATATCCAGATACTACAATAGAAACATTTCCTAATAATGGATACATTAGAATAGAAATAACGGATGATATAACATGAGTAAGCCAACATTAGCATCATTAGATAAGAGGGTAGTCAAAGTGGAAACGCAGTTAGAAGAACGCTGGAAAGAAACTATTACTAGAATTAAAAGGCTAGAAATGGTTATAGTTGGTTCTGCTGGCGCTATGATAATTATGCTGGTTTCTATCCTGACTAGGATGTAATGGTAGACCCAGTTAGCTGTGTAGCTTTGGCGACAGGGGCGTATAAAACGCTACGTGCGGCTATTTCTACGGGCAAGGATATTCAAGAAATGACTGGAACTTTGTCACAGTGGGGCAAAGCTTTTTCTGATTTTACTAATCTTGAAGAAAGAGAAAAAAACCCACCGTGGTGGAAACAGACATTTAAGGGCAGTGATGAAGAAACTGCACTAGAAATATTTGCAAATAAAAAGAAAATGGAGCAGATGCGATCTGAGATAAAAGACCACATTAGCTTCACCTATGGGCCTAGTGCTTGGAAAGAAGTTCTGGCTATTGAGGCAAGGATGCGTAAACAGCGCAAAGATGAGCTATACAAAAAGCAAGAACGTATAGATGCAGCGATTAATTTTGCGATTGGTGCAGTAATATTCTGCATTAGCGGTGGGCTTTTATTTTTACTTTTCTATGCTTTGGGTAAGTGGCAAGGGCGCTGGTGATGTGGGTATTACTTTGGTTGCAGTTAGTGAGTGGAGAGTTTAGTCATTACCATGTAGGTAGTTACAGCAGTGAAGAAGCTTGTAAATCGGCCAAAGCAGAAGCTAAAGTATTAGTGACCAATACCAGTAGTAAGGTAGTTTGTATTAAGATAGAGCGGTGATTTTGGTAGAAAGACGCGGAAAATACATAGTATATGACAAAAATGGAAAAGTTGTTATAATCACCAAAGATAAAAGAGTGGCGATAACTCACGCGAGGTCATTGAAATGAATGAGTTCCAAAAGGCTGATACAAACGGTAATGGTGTAATAGAACCAAGTGAGTGGAACAAACTAGCCTTAGAAGATCGCAGATTAGAAATGATAGACCGCGATTTAAAGAGGAACGCAGAACGTAGGTTTACAGCCTTTGCGTTAGCTGGCATGTTAATCTATCCATTCATTATATTGTTAGCGTCTGTTCTTGGTTTTGATAAAGCGGCAACATTAATTACAGACATAGCTAGTGTCTATGTTATAGCTGCATCTGGCGTAGTAGCGGCTTTTATGGGTTTTAACGCTTATGCAGCCAAAGCAGAACCAAAAAAAACAACCATAAAAATGGAGAATGAACAATGATGGATTTACTAGGTAAGCTGGTAGACCCAGTTAGCAATATTTTAGATAAAGTAATTGAAGATAAAGATGAGAAAGCGAGGCTTGCACATGAAATATCTACAATGGCTGAAAGACATGCCCAAGAGCTTGCGCGTGGGCAAATTGAAATTAACAAAGAAGAAGCGAAATCGCGTAATATATTTATTGCTGGCTGGCGTCCTTTTGTGGGCTGGACATGTGGTCTTGCATTATTTTGGCACTTTCTAGGCTTACCTGTTACGCTGTTTATAACAGGCTGGCTAAACATACAGCATCCACCACTGCCTGAGTTTGACATGAGCAGCTTAATGACTGTTTTACTTGGCATGCTTGGGCTTGGCGGTATGCGTAGCTTTGAGAAATTTAAGGGTGTAGCAAAATGAGTGACTTAAAAATACCCGTAGCATTAGTATTTGCAATGGCTGTACAGTTGGTTGCATTGGTCTGGTATATCAGTGGCCTTGTGCATGACATAGAACACCTAAAGCAAACTGTATCAACCCAAGATGAAATGATACGTTTAATAGATCAGGATGTAGATGATCTATGGACGTTTTGCACCTTTACTGAAAACAAATGGGCTGAAGCATATACAAGCGATATGGTGTATGAAAGATTATGCGGTGATAAAGAAGTAGTGGAGTAAATAAAATGCAAGATAACTGGAAAATGTTTTTCGATATGCTGATTAAACATGAAGGTGGCTTCCAAGATGACCAGCGTGACAGCGGAAATGCTAAAGGTGACGGGCATGGCAATGAGGGTTCTACTATGTGGGGCGTTACAGCTTGGAACTGGGCTAAATACACGGGCAAAGCAGCGCCTAAAGATGTTATGAAAGCGTTGACAAAAGAAGATGTTAAGCCGTTATACAAAAAGAATTACTGGGATGTAGTAAAGGCCGATAATTTGCCGTCTGGAGTGGATATTAGCACTGCTGATATGTGTGTTAATGCTGGGCCTAGTAGAGCGGCAAAGATACTGCAAAAGGCTACTGGTGGGCTTACTGTGGACGGTGCGATAGGTAAAATGACCATTGCAGCGGTGCATGACCGTGATCCAAAAGAAGTATTAGACAATTACTATTATGGCCGTCAAAAGTTCTATGAAAGTCTAGATGATTTCCAACACTATGGAAAAGGGTGGACAAGGCGTAATAAAGAGACGTTAGAACTAGCCTTGTCTATTGTTTAGCCTTCTGGCCGTGGCATAGGCTTCACAAGCTCATTAGAAGCCGTGGAAGTACCCTTACAATGTATAAGCACATTGTCATGGTGTTTCTCCATTATGTCAAACATAGCCTCCTTAGAATAGCTGCAAGCGTCATAGCTGGGAAACAATATATTATAAGTTAGTGGCTCACCTTGCACAAAGTAAGTTAGAACCATAAAGGTGTAGTATTTAATCATTGTAAGTTCCTGTAAATTTGTTAATATCAATAAGGGGCAATAGTTTTTTCACAATTTAAACATAAGAAAGGGTCTATTAACTTTTTCGTTTATGTGTGGGAGTGACCAGTAATTATTGCCTCACGACTTCCCCAATTATATGCTCACAAATAACCCTAATTGCATCTGTTTCAGACTTAGATGAATTAGAATTAGCGTCCATTGCTGCACATAATCTAATAATTCTTTGCATATAAAGCACTAAGTTTTCTTCAGTCACTGTATCACCATAAACTTATCTATATTGATTGCGGCCAGTGCCATCATAATAGCAAACAACACAGCTATCCATTTCTCTTGCCGATCCATTTTCATTAATCTAACTCCCGTATATGTTTAATAATAATATTGATTTGTTCTATGTGAGCATCAGGCACGTACTGAGAAGGGAAAACAACTTCCTGACTGAATGTACCATGATGCTCCAAAGCAAGCTTCAGATGGCGAACCATCTGATCTAATGCGACTTTAGCTTGGGTATTCATTGTTTTCATAATTCGCTCAACTCTTTCCACACATAATAAAAATGTTCGTTAATGCTGCTTTTGTATTTCCCTTGGTATCTAAATCGTTCTGGGAAATACTTGGCTGGCTTCCATTTTAATTTGGATAACTCAGATATTTCTTGCACTTTTGTTTCTGTGTAAAAAGCTACTTTATGAAATGGATACCCTACACCCTTATGAAAATCATCATCCAATACTGCAAAAAATTTATTCATAATTATTTCTCCTTCTATGACACTAGAATATTCTAGAAAATTATAGAAGTCAAATAGATTTTTCTTGCATATAATAGAAAAGCTGTTAGGTATTCTAGATATGACTAAACAAAAGGTATCATTTATGAAACAATCAAGGCAAATTAATGTTCACTTAGACAGTGAATTAGTAGCTGGTTTAGACGTATTATATGATAGGATGAAGATTACCAAAACAGCAGCAGTAACGATTGCAGTAAGTAAACTTCTGAAAGATTATGATATTCAGGTAGATAAACCGAAAGCTGATTAATGATTAATTCAAGAGCAAAAGGCCGAAGTTTTGAATTGCAAGTTGCTAAGATATTGCATGATGAACTAGGCTGTAAATTTTATAGAGACTTGGAGCAATACAGAAGTGTTGACCGTGGCGATCTAATTACAGATGATTTAGACTTTCCATTTATTGTAGAATGTAAGGCTTATAAGTCTGGGAATAAATGTGATCCTGACTGGCAAAGACAAGCTTCTAGGGCTGCAATTATGGCCAGTAAAATGCCTGTAGTAATCTATAAATTTAATTACCGTGATATAACTTGCTCCGTACCTATGGAAGTGATCAACCCAGCATATGCACAATGTGGGTTCTGGGCTGATATAAGTATGGAAGCTTTCTGTTATTTAGCACGGGAATACATGGGGCAAGAGCAAGACTATAAATTTTAAGGAGAAATAATGATAAACTATGAACTTACAAACAGACAGTATCATAGCCGTCCAGAACTTAGCTCATCAGACGGCAAAGCTGTTGACCAGCAAAGCGTAAAGCACTGGAGAGCAAAGAAAGATAAACCCAGCGATCCAACACCAGCCATGATAAAAGGCAGTGCTGCACACGAACTAATACTAACACCAGAAGATAACACAATCATCAGAGGGCCAGATACAAGGCGCGGTAATGCGTGGAAAGAGTTGTTAGAGGATGCCAATGCAAAAGACCATCTTTTGCTTACCAGTGGCGATTACGATGAAGTTCAGGCTATGGCAGACGCTGTATTAAGCCATGCTCCAGCAATCGACATAATGAACGAACCTGATGCCATGAAGGAAATCAGTATATTCAATGATGATCCAGATACTGGTTTATCTTTACGTTGCCGTCCAGATTGGTACAGCCCAAGCAAACGCAGATTAATAGACATAAAAACAACTGTAGATGCTTCACCTGATTATGGTGGATTTGAAAAGCACTTTTACAAATACGGCTATGCGACCCAATGTGCTTGGTATGAGCAAGTCTTATATAATGAAGGCTTACCCGTAGAAGAAATAATATTTATCACTGTGGAGAATACATATCCTTATTGTGTACAGAACTTTCGTATTCCATGGGATGTAATATCTTATGGCCGTGGACGGATGAGACGGGCATTAGACAAAATCAATCGGGCATATGAAGCTGAAAGATTTACCACTGGCTGGCCTGATGAAGCAATAATAGAACTACCTGACTACTTACAAGGAGAATAATATGTCAAAATGGAAACAGATACAGATAGCCGATGTGGTGGCACTATGGCCGCGATTAAACCAGCCATATCGTTATAATAAAAATCTTGGTGAGAAAGGTGGCAACGAACCATGTGAAGCCACAGCCGATCAAGCCAAATATGAAACGTCTTTTGATATGACACCAACACAAGCTGAAGCAATTTGGAAAGAAATGAAACAAGCTTACGAATTGCATAAGGAAGCCGATTGGCCAGCTTTGACAATGCCATTTAAAAAGAAAACAACTGACCACGGGATAACCACCTATGAATATAAGGCTGCAAAGAAAGCAGCTTACGATGGAAAACCAAGTT